ACGGCGTAGTCCATGGCGCCGAGGGTACCGGGCGGCCGATATGATGTGGCCACGCAGGCGAAGCGTCGCCCCGGTCTACCAGGCCGGGGCGTTTCGCTGTTCACCGGCCTGCGTCGAACGCGCGTTCGAGTATGTCAACCGGTGCGGTAGAGATCCACATCGACGCAGGTCAGGCGGATACGCTACCGTGACCGGTTGTCACCTGGGGAGGGGACATGGACGGATCGGCCGCCGCCGGCGGGGGCGCCGCAGCCCTCATCATGGTCCTGGGCTTCGTCTTTCGCACCGGCGTCCGCATGGACCGCCAAGCGCGCATGAACCAGCTGCGCAACCAGCGACCGACCGCGGCGGCGCCCCCCGTCCCCGCGCCCATCCGCGCGCCGCGCGCACCCCGCGACCCGATGCTGCTGACCGCGGCGATGCGCGAGAGCCAGCACCCGGACTTCGACGTGCGCCACGCAGCCTCGGCCTACCTCGCAGGCCAGCTCACCGACGCCGAATACGCCATCCTGCGCACACGCCTGCCCGCCCTCTACACGCCGCCGCCCGCACCGATCGAGGACGAGGTCCCGCCCGAATACCGCCGCGGCGGCCGACAGTGAACTGCGGCGACTTACCCGGCGCACCACACCGCCCCGAAACCAGCCTGTGGAAAGAACCCCTCCCCCCGCCGCCGGAGCCCGCCCCCTCCCCGCACAGGCGACTCGACTGGCCCGTCTGGGTGTGGCGCATCGTCGTAGCCGTGCAGGCCCGACTCGGCCGCGTGTAGCGCACCCGTGTTCGACCGCGTCATCATGAGCGCATGACCGGCTACCCCATCACCTCCGCACCGGCCGCCGCCGCGGACCGGGTCCGGCAGGTGCTCGCCGCGGCCGGATTCCCGGCGGCACGCGTCGGCACGTCGCCGGACTACGGCGCACGGCCGGTCGTCACGGCGGGCTACGTCGTCACCGAAGGCGACGCCCAGGGGCCGACACGGGTGGAGTGGGAACAGCGGCTGACCGCCGACCAGTTGGAGGCGAAGCTCGACGAACTCGAGGCGGCGCTGACCGCGGCCGGGTTCGAGGTGCAGCCGGAGATCCGGGTCGGCAAGGACGGCGAGGAGGAGTACGGGTGGACGCTCGAGGTGTGGGCGTGAGCGACGCGCCGTCGGTCATCCGCATCGACAGCCTGAGCACGCGCCGCGCGTGGGTGGACGGCTACCGCGGCGGCCTCCTGCTGACTGCAGACATGCGCCACACGCCGCGCTTCGACCCGCGCGCCCTCGCCGACCACATCGGCGAACCGATCGACGTCACCGGCCCGGACGGCGTCACGCGCCGCATGGTGATCCGCAGGGTCGAGCCAGCCGACGACGACGGCGCGATGCTCACCCTCGAAGAGCCCGCGCAGCCTGTCCCCACGACCCCGTATCCTGATCCCATCCCCCGAGAAGATCAGGACACTGCCGATGCCTGCTGCGCGCCTGTCCGCGGCGCAGAAGTACCTACGGATCAAGTGCGGCCTGCCGCCGATACCCGCGACACCACCGGCGACCGCGATGGTTGACGACATCGACGACCCCTCGGCCCGGCTGCTCACCACCGCCGAGGCCGCGACCGCCGCGCACGTCGACGAGCAGGACATCCGCAACTGGGCCAGGCCCAGCCGCGCACTGCTCACCCCCGCCGACCACGACCCCGAGGGACGCCCGCTCTACCGGGAGATCGACGTCCTCGAGGCCGAACGCCACACCCGCCGCGCAGCCCGCCGAAGCCGCCTCGCCGACGAGGCCTCACACGCCCTCGCTGGTCTCACCGCCATCGGAACTTGACCGATCGCTCAAATTGACACACCATTGAGGCGCGGAAGAACGATGCCCGCGAGCAGATAGCCCCCAGGCCAAGCCGGGGGCTTTCGCCGTTTCAGGGCGCTTCCACAACCCCCTCTGACCCGGTGCACCCGGGTCTCTTGCGCGTGCGCGCGGCCCGACGGTTCCGGTTGGGGAACTGCGGGCCCGACGGTCGCGCGCACCCCCAGTTCCCCGGGAGAACCATGCAGACCGAACTCGCCCCCGCCGAGTCGCGGGCGCTCATCGAACACGAAGCCGTCATCGAACGCGGACTCACCACCTTCACGGAGGTGGGCAACGCGCTGTTGGCCATCCGCGAGCAGCGGCTGTACCGCGCCGAGCACGACACCTTCGAGGGTTACTGCCGCGAGCGGTGGGGGTTCAATGACCGCCGCGCATCTCAGCTGATCGCAGCTGCGGCGACCGTCTCCACAATTGTGGAGACTGGTCTTCCCGCACCGGCCAATGAGCATCAAGCGCGAGCCCTGGCCGCCGTCCCCGAGGCGCAGCGCGCCGAGGTCTGGCGCGAGACCGTAGACCGCACCGGCGGCAAGCCGACCGCAGCGGCGATCCGCGACACCCACCGTGCCGCAGAGCTGCGCAAAGAGGCCACCGACTACGACGAGTTCGCCGAGAGAGTCGGTCACGGTCTCGGCCCGGCCTACCGAAACCTCGCGACTGAGCTTCGCGGCGAGGCCCAGCAGCTGCTCAACCCCGACACCGACACCGAGCCGTCGGAGGACATTGCTTCGGAAAGCGCCGCCATGTTCGCCATCCCGCAGACGCTGCTTTCCGAACCCCTGGCAGTCGACTACGCCAAACTGGACGCGCAGCTCGACGCCGTCATGGAGGGCACCGACGGTCGGTTCCGCCGCAACTTCGCCGCCGCGTCGGTCAAGGCCGGGGACCTCACCAGCTTCGACCCCGAGCGGATCGCAGAAGTGTTCGCGAACAACTGGGACCGTGACGTCGGCGACCTCATCGCGACGCTGACCAGCTGGTGCGAACGCGTCATCGAGGCACGCAACCGCTACCGGCGCGCCGGACTGCGAATCGTCGGCGGCGACTGATGATCGAGTCCTTCTACTGGGAAACCCTTCGGGCGTTCGTCGAGAACGGCACGGCCGATCGGGAGCCGAAGCGCAAGATCTGTGCGAGCGTCGCCCAGTTCGTCCAGGACGCGGCAGCCCGTGACGAGCGGTGGGCGATCGAAGTTCTCGACCGCTGGATACGGCGCAGTGCGGACGCGGACTACACCCGGATACACAAGGCACTGCACACCACCACCTACATTCGCCACGACGGCAAGCGTGTGCGCAAGACGACGAGCTTTTCGCGCCCCCAGCGCTCCAGCGACACCGGCGCGATCATCGGCCACCAGATGGAAATCGTCTGGGAGATGGACCAGAACGCGGTCGCCGCACTGCGACGCGACATCTTCGACGCGCAACAGTGCCTAACAGACCAGGTCACCGTCTTGGACCAGATCCTCGGTGCGATGGGCCGTCATCCCGACTGCGTTACCGCCCGAGAGGCCTGGGAGGCCGACGGGCGCGAGATCGGAAAGATCGATCCCGAGCAAGCTGCATAACCACCCCCACCCCTCCAAGAGCCGGGAGTTTCGCATGGGCATGCTCAAGCACGTCGCAGAGGACGTCAAGGCGTTCCGCGCCAAGCTCAGCGCCGACGCCGGCCACCTGCTGCACGAGTTCGACGGCCTGTTCGGCAAGCTGTTCACCGAGGCCGAGACCGACGCGGGCCAGCTCGAGCAGCAGGCCGAGGCCGCCGCCGCCCCCGTCGAGCAGGCCGCCGAAGAGGACGCCGCCACGCTCGCCAAGGACGCCGCAGCCGGCGCGGCCGCGGTCGTCGAGGGCAGCGACAAGCCGAGCGCCTGAGCCGTGGCCAAGCCGCAAGTCCGGATCGTCCACCAGGGCGGTCCGGCGGCACTCATGCGCGTGTACGTCGGCGACGAGCAACTGCTCAGCGTCTCGAAGGTGGAGCTGGTGTTCGACGCGAACGACCAACGGTCAGTCAGCGCGCGGCTCACGATCCATGACGTCGACCTGGACGTGGTCGCCGAGCTCGGCGCGGTGCAGTCCGAGGCTCGCGGCGTCGCCTGGAGCGACGAGGGCCCGCGTGAGCTCGAGCCCTCGGCCGGCACCTGATGCCGACCGGCCAGCCCCGCTCCGGCTGCTGCTGCGAGCGCTTCCTCGCCCTGGACGAAGCCGCCGACCGGCTCACCGGCCGCGAGGTCAAACACCACTGCTGCCCCATCCACGGGAGGCAAGCCGATGGAGTACCAGCCACAGCCCGGTGACATCGGCGTAGTCCGCATCAAGGGCGACGTCGGCACGCTGATCCGGCTCGGCCAGTGGCTCAACGGCGACGGCTGGGCAGACTACGAGCACGCGTTCGTCTTCGTCGGCAACGGCCAGATCGTCGAAGCCGAACCCGGCGGCGCACGCATCGCGGAACTCACCGAGTACAGCGACCGCACCATCGCCTGGTTGCACTGTCCAACGGAGAACCGCGACGCAGTAGCCGCCGCAGCCCGCAGCCTCGAGGGAACGCCGTACTCGTTCGTCGACTACCTCGCGATCGGCGCCCACCGGCTGCACCTGCCGATCCCGTGGCTGCGACGGTACGTGGCCAGCAGCAAGCATCTGATTTGCAGCCAGCTGGCGGACCGCGCGGCCCAGATGGGCGGCTGGCACCTGTTCAGCGATGGACGCTGGGATGGATACGTCGACCCGGCTGCGATCTGGTTCAGGATCTTCGATCAGCAGACCGCCAGACCGGCGTAGCCACACAGACCGGACTGTTGCGATGCCGGCCATCCCCGACAGCGGCAGAACCACGTCGGCCCGACCAAGCGCTCACGCAACAGTCCGCCAGACCAGCCGCCCCGTGAAGCCCACCACGGGGCGGCTGCACCATCCGCGTGGGGCGGACAAAGCAGCGCGCCCCGCCGTGGGGACGGGGCGCACTGCGGTCGGTGGAGGCTACTGGCACAGGTCGGTGAAGAACCCGACGTTCCCCCGGTACTCGAACCCGACCCCGGTACACCCCACACCCACGCTCACGCCCGCGTTCTGGCCGGAGTAGGTGTGCACGACGCCGGCCGTCTCGGCGCCCAAGAGCAGGGCGTAGAGCGCGAGCATCAGCCCGAGGACGATGACGATCGGGTACGCGAAGCGGTAGACGCGGTCGGCGATGGCGGTCACTTGGCGTCGCCGTTCAGCGCGGTGTTCCAGCCGTCGTTGAAGGACTGGACGTCGTCCACGGTGTGCACGACCGTCACCGTCTTGGTCACGGTGTGGGTCTGGTGCGCGAGGTAGCCGCCAGCGAAGGCGACACCCGCGAGAGCCACCGCAGCGAGCGCCGACGCGATCGCGAACCGCCGCGACCGACGGGGCGCCTTCGGCTGGTAGCTCAGCCGTACCGGCACAAAGTGCGCCTCCTCGATCCGGTCGAGCACCGCGCTGCTCCGCGCGACCAACTCGGGATCGGCCGGAGGCAGGATCAGGCCCTCGAGGATGCTGAGGTCTTCGGGCTGAGCGTTCATTGGGTTCCCCCTAGTCGATGGCGTTCTGTGTAGCTACACAGTATCGCGCCGTGTAGCTACCCGCAAGGGGTTCGCGCTAGGAATTCGTAGCTACACGCGATACGCTTCCGACATGCCCCGAACACCCACCACCCCAGTCCGCATCGACCGCGACATCTGGGCCGACTTCGGCGACGCCACCACAACGATGGACACCGACCGCTCCAAGGCGATCCGCGAATTCATCGACTGGTACCTGCGCCGCCCCGGAGCCAAACTCCCCAAACGCCCCGCACCACCCACCGACTGACCCGAGCGAGGGGAGCCCCGCATGCCGCTGCTCCCCTACGCCACCGTCAAACCGCACGACCCGCAGGCCTGCCCGCAGAACCTCTGCCACCCCCACGTCATGGGCCACTGGGTGTGCATGAACAGCGCATGCCCCGGCCGCGCCGAGAACAGCGGCACCGGCCGCGCCGCCTACCTCCAGACCCTGCGCCACGCCACCGACGCCGAATACGCCACCCTCCCCCTCGCTCACATCCCCGTCGACGGCATCGCGCGCAAGCCCGTGTTCATGTGCGAGGAATGCGCCGAAGAGACCGAAGCCCACACCCCGTTCTGCGCCCACCCCGCACCCAAGCTCCCCGCCTGCCCCAAGTGCGCGGCCGGAGCCGACCAGCAGTGCGTGCGCAAGGACGGCGTCACCGCCCTCGGGTTCAACCACGGCGACCGGCCCGCGCAGATCCTCGACACCTGCCTTCACGCACACCGCCCCGACTGCGCGGTCTTCGAAGGCTGCCAGTGCTCGGGTAACGACGAACCACCCGCCCGGCCCCCGCACCCCTCCACCCTCATCAACGACGGCAACGGCCCCGACATCAGCCGACTGCTGATCGAACCCGGCGAAGCCCAGATGCTGCTCCAGCGCGAGGGCGTCCACTGGTGGCAGGTGCGCCGCGTGGACAGCCGCTTCACCCAGCTCGGACACAAGCCCTGCATCTGGGCCGAGGTCGCCGAGACCGACGAGCAGGGCCACATCCGGTTCGACGCCGACGGCCACGAGATCCTGCGCGAAGTCGTCATCGTCATCGAGCTGCCGCCGCCCGGACAGATCGGGGCGCCGCGCGCCGCACTCCCACCGGCCGACGCCGCACCTCTGGACGCGCCGCCCGGAAGCTGACCCTTGGAGTCCCGGGAAGCGAGGCGCGTCATGCCGAGCGAGCCGCGCAAGTGCCGGGCCCACAAAAGCAACGGCGACCCATGCCCGAACTGGGCGATGCGCGGCCAGCTGGTGTGCCACGCCCACGGCGGCCGCGCCCCCCAGAACAAGAAGGCCGCCGCGGAACGTCTCGGCGAGCAGCACGCCCGGGGCCTGGTCGAGACGTACGGCCGCAAGGTCGAGACCACCGCCGTCGAGGCGCTCCTCGACGAGGTCAAGTGGACCGCCGGGCATGTGGCGTGGCTGCGCGAACGCGTCCGGGAAATCGAAGCGTCCGAGATCGCCGCCGTCACCGGTGAACACCCGCTCGTGTGGGGCGTGACCAAACGCAAGCAGGGCGGCGACGACCACGGCATCACCGAAGAGGCCGCACCGAACATCTGGCTCAAGCTCTACCAGGCCGAACGCGTCCACCTGATCAAAGTGTGCTCCGAGGCGATCCGCGCCGGCATCGAAGAGCGCAAGGTGCGCCTGGCCGAGCAGCAGGGCGAACTGGTGGCCGAGGTGATCCGCGCCATCCTCGACGACCTGAATCTGAGCCCTGAGCAGCGGGCGCTCGTGCCGGAAGTGGTGCCGCGTCGGCTCAGGGGGCTCGCGTCCTGATCCCCGGAGGCGGCGAGTGACCGCCTTGGACTGGGCCGAGTATGCGGCGCGCGCGTTCGAGCCGCGCCCCTACGAGACCGACCCCGCAGCGTGGGTGCGCGACCGACTCGGCGAGCATCCGTGGAGCCGCCAGGTCGAGATCCTCGAATCGGTGCGCGACCACCCGTTCACCGCGGTCAAGTCGTGCCACGGCGTCGGCAAGAGCTTCATCGCCTCCCGCGCCGCATCCTGGTGGCTCGACTCGCACCCCCCCGGCTCCGCGCGCGTGGTGACGACCGCGCCGACCGGCGACCAGGTCAAAGCGATCCTCTGGTCGGAGATCAACGGTGCCGCGGTCAAGGCCGAGCAGCGCGGCAACCCCTTCCCCGGCCGGGTCAACCAAACCGAGTGGATGATCGGCAACCAGCTGGTAGGGCTCGGCCGCAAGCCGAGCGACTACAACCAGCACGCCTTTCAGGGCATCCACGCCCGCTACGTCCTGGTCGTGATCGACGAGGCGTGCGGTGTGCTCCAGCATTTCTGGACCGCGGCCCTGTCGATCGCCACCGGCGAGCACTGCCGTGTGCTGGCCATCGGCAACCCGGACGACCCCGCGTCCCACTTCGCGCAAGTCTGCGCATCCCCCCTCTGGCATTTGATCAAGATCTCGGCTTTCGACTCGCCGAATTTCAGCGGCGAAGCGGTGCCGCAGGCGCTCGCGGAAGTCCTGGTCTCGCGCAGCTACGAGCAGACCATGGCCGCCGAGTACGGGACGGGCTCCCCGATCTACATCAGCAAGGTGCTCGCGGAGTTCCCCGACGACGCTGAAGACGGCGTCGTGCGCCTGTCCAAGCTGCGCGCCTGCTGCCTGCCCCGCGACACCGCGTACACCGACGAGCAGCTGCTCCCCGTCGAGCTCGGTGTCGACGTCGGCGCCGGCGGCGACGAGGCCGTCATCCGGGAACGCCGCGGCATCGTCGTCGGCCGCGAGTGGCGCACCCGCACCCGCGACAGCGAAGAACTCGTCGACCTCATCGTCGACGCCATCAACGAGACCGGCGCGACCCGCGTCAAGGTCGACTCCATCGGCGTCGGCTGGGGCATCGTCGGCAGTCTGCGCCGCAGGCGGGCGAAGAAGCAGCACGACGCCGTGATCGTCGGGGTGAACGTCGGCGAAGCCGCGATCGCACCCGCCAAATACCTGCGGCTGCGCTCCCAGATCTGGTGGGAGGTCGGCCGGGGCCTGAGCGAATCCCTCGCCTGGGACCTCTCCCAACTCGACGAGGACGACCGGGACCGGCTCATCACCCAGCTGACCGCACCCAAGTACACCCACGACGCGGCCGGCCGGATCGTCGTGGAGAAGAAGGAAGACACCAAGGCCCGCATCGGGCGCAGCCCCGACAACGCCGACGCCCTCCTGTTGGCGTTCTACGGCGGCTCCGGCCAGGGCTCCGCGTTCGCCGCGGCGATGAAGAAGCGCGCCCAGGCCGACGGCATCGACGTGCCCGAGGTCGCCCGCACATGGCGGGACCTATCCAGAGAGCGGGGGAGACGCCGTGGCGAACGCGACGACCAACCCCCAGCTCAAGGCCAGTGCGGCCAAATCCCTGCGGCAGATCGCGGCCAACCACGCCGAGACGCCCCAGGCCGCTCCCGCGCGCCGCGCCCTCCCCCCGGGTAACACCGGGCGCGGCCGCGACCGCGGGCAGAGCCCCGCCACCACCCACCGCCGCGAACTGGCGCCCAGCAACACGCCGGCGCCGATCGAGTCGGCGATGGCGCAGCAGGGCATGGACCTCGGCGACACGTTCACGCCCGGCAGGCCGTTGCAGCCGTACTTCGGCTACAGCACCCGTCCCCGCGCCAACGACTACCCGGTGTCCGTCAACACGGCCACCCAGGGCCGCGCCGCGTGGGGCCGGGTGTCGTACGACACCCTCAAGGCGATCATCGGCGCCTACGACGTCGCGCGCGACTGCATCGACCACAAGATCGACGAAATCCGGTCGATGCCCCTGATGTTCCAGCCCGCCCACGGCGTCGAAGAGGACGTCGACGAGGCCATCGACGTCGCACGCCTCGTCTTGGAATACCCCGACCGGGAGCTGCCCTACGAGTCGTGGATCTCCAAGTGGCTCGAGAACGCCCTCAAATACGACTCCGCGCCCCTGTACAAGCGCCGCAACTTCAACGGCGACGTCATCGGCCTCGAAGTCCTCGACGGCACGACGATCCACCCCTACATCGACGAGAACGGGCGCCGCCCCGTCCCACCGGGCCCGGCCTACTACCAGGCCGTGCACGGCATGGTCGGCAGCTGGTACACCGCGGACGACATCATCTGGGTGCCGTTCCGCCCCCAGGAGGACTCCCCGTACGGCCTCGCCCCGATCGAGTCCGCGCTCCTGACCGCGAACACGGACATCCGCGAGCAGTGGCACTTCCTCCAGCTGTTCACCGACGGCTCCATCCCGGCCGGCTTCCTCGAGGTCCCCCCGGACACCTCGGACCCGGACCAGGTGGCGGAGTGGCAGGACTACTGGGACGCCACCGTCATGGGCGACCAGGCCAAACTCCACCAGATCATCGCCGTCCCGAACGCCAGCAAGTTCACCCAGACCAAGCCGGCCGCGTTCGACGTCGCGTTCGCCGAACACCTGATGATGCGCAGCTGCGCCCGCTTCGGCGTCGTCCCCCAGGACATCGGCCTGATCAAGGATGTGAACCGGGCCACGGGCGAAACCCAGATGGACATCCAGTTCAGGGTCAACACCCTGCCGTGGGTGTATTGGGTCGAGGGCATCCTGTCGCGGTACCTGCGCCGCGACATCGGCCTGCCGGTCAAGGTCAAGCTCGACACCGGCCGCGACAAGGAAGACCGGCTCGTCGAGGCCCAGGCCCACAAGCTGTACGTCGACATGGGCGCCGAGTCCGTGGACGAGGTGCGCGTCGACGTCCTCGGCAAGAAGATCAACAAGGAGCGTCCGATCGGGCGCTTCTACGCCACCCCCAGGCTCGGCCCCGTCACCCTGTGGGCGATCGAGGGCGTGGCCGGCAAGACCGACCCCGAGACGTACGGGCCGGCCGACGACCAGCCGGTCCTCGACCAGCCCTATGTGCCCCCGATCCCGGTCGTCCCGGTCCCGGGCACGACCGACGACCAGGCGAGCCTGGCCGCGACCGACGCCTACCAGGTGCAGGCCCGCCGCCAGCTGCAAGCCGGGGGCGACCCCAAGCGGGAGACCGAGGCGCAGCGCGAGGCGCGCGGAGCACGGCAGAACCCGCAGACAGGCGCCGCCCCCCTCAAGGCGGCACCGCAGGGTTCGCAGGCGCAGCAGCAGGCCGCCGGACAGAACGCGCCGCTCGAGGGGAAGGCGGCCAAGGCCAAGAAGCCCAAGGGCGCCAAGGCCACCGCAGCGAAGGGCAACGCCAAGACACAGCCCGGCGCGCAGGACGCCACCGACCAGGCCTCCGGAGTACGCAAGGCCGCGGACCTGACCGGCGACGAGGCCGCCGAGTTGCTCGCGTTCCGCGAGTACGTGTCCGGGTCGAAGCGGCGCGGCCGCTGGGGCCGCGACTTCGTCTTCAAGTCGGTCTCCCCGACCGTCGCCGCGGAGCTCAACCGGGGCGGCCGCACCGAGGTCGAGCAGCTGCTCAAGGCCAAGGCCGGCGAGCACAGCTCTGCACGCGGCGGGGACGCCACCGCGCGGGACGTGTACGAGCAGCTGCGCGACGACTTCCCGGCCGACGCCCTCGGCTGGGTGCTGCACGGCCACTGGACCGCGCAGAACGTACCGCTGAGCCGCATCGACTTCTCCCACGAGGCGTCGTGGGCGGCGTCGCAGCAGCCGAAGAAGGTCGGCAAGCTCGCCGCGAAGATGCGCGACGGCGACTCGGGGCGCCGAGTCATCCTGATCGAGCGGCCCGGCAAGCAGGCGCTGATGGTCGCCGACGGCCACCACCACGTCAAAGCCCACCAGCTCAACGGCGACAAGAACGTACCGGCGTACGTGATGCACGCCGAGCGGGCCACCGGCCCGTGGGATGAGCTGCACTCCTCGCAGGTGCGCAAGGCCGACGCCGAACCGGCACCGCGGTCTGGCCCGGTCGCCGCAGGCCTCGCCGTCGTGGCGGGCGACACCGGCCGCGTCCTGATGCTCCAGCGTGCCCTCGGCGGCGATGACCCGGCTGCGGGCATGTGGGAGTTCCCCGGCGGCCACGTCGAGGACAACGAGACACCAGACGAGGCCGCAGCGCGCGAGTGGCAGGAAGAGACCGGGCTCACGTTCCCGTCCGGCCAATGGCTCGACGGCTCGTGGAAGTCGGCGAACGGCGTCTACGAGGGCTTCGTCTACCGCATCCCCGCCGAGTCAGCCGTGCCGATCGGCGCCGGCCGCGACGAATCGGCCAACCCGGACGACCCCGACGGCGACTCCTTCGAGGCCCTCGCCTGGTGGGATCCGGCCCAGTGGGACGGCAACCCCTCCATACGGCGCGAACTGGTGCCAGACCTCCCGCAGGTCAAGGCGGCACTCTCCGCGCCGATCGCGAAGACCGCCACCCTCACCAAGGCCGAAGCGCACTACCGCGACCCGAGCGACGTGCCCCGCCGCCACTGCGGCGGCTGCGCGATGTACCGAGGCCCGGACGGATGCAGCCTGGTGCAGGGCGACATCGACCCGGGCGCGGTCTGCGACCACTGGGAAACCCCCGGCGGCGGTACGGTCGCGAAGGCGGACGGCGGCGTCGTCCCAAAAGCTGACGCCCGGCCGGGCGCGACCTGGCCGGGCTGGAAGTACGACCTGGGCGCCGCCGACTACTGGGGCCCACGCATCGCGGCCACCCTGCTCGCCGCAGCCGACGTCAACGCACTCGCGCAGGCATGGCTGACCAGCCAGCAGGGCCAGGACGGCCAGCAGAACAGTCAGGACAACCTCACCGTGCTCGCCGCGGCGTGGCTGGCGACCCTGCGTCAGCGCATCATCGCCGCCCTCACCCAGCAGATCGCGGGACTGTACGTCGACGGGTTCGCCATCGGCACCGCAGCAGCACGCGAACTGGTCGGCGCCGGCCCGATGCAGCTGGACGGCTGGCGGCCGGGCCGCACCGGGGACGCCGAGCGCCTCATCCTCGAGGCCAACGGCGCGGACGCGCTGCGCGCCCTCTACACCGCGGCGCAGGCCTCGATCCAGGGCATGGCCGACAGCCGCATCGCCGCCGTGGCGAAGCTGCTCGCGCAGGCGGTCATCGGTGCGCAGTCCCCGGGCGCACTCGCCCTGGCGCTGCGCGACTACCTCGGCGACGCCTCCCGGGCGTGGCGGCTCGCCCTGTCCGAGCTGACCCGGGCGTCGTCCACCGGTGCGCAGTACATCTACGGCCGCACCGGGGTCGCCACCCACCAATGGATCACCGCGGGCGACACGAAGGTCTGCGTGATCTGCCAGGCCAACGAACGCCAAGGCCCGATCCCCCTTGGACTGCCGTTCGAGTCCGGCGACCTCGCGGCTCCGGCGCATCCCGGCGGCTGCCGCTGCGCCACCGTCCCCGGCCCCGACTGACCAAGGAGGCTGCGATGGCCGACGAACAGCGGTTCATCGTCGCCCTGGCCTACCAGGCCGGCCGCGACGAACGGATCGGCAAGGGTCTCGACGAGGGCCGCGACTATTTCACCGCGGCGCAGCTCGAGAAGGCCGCGGATTCCTTCGCCCGCAACGGCATGGGTGGCGGCGCCTTCCACCTGGAGGGCACCGATGGCGAGTTCGAGCCGACCCGCTCCTGGATCCATTACGGCCCCGACTGGACGGTCACCGGCCCGGACGGCCGGGTCACGGTCATCAAGGCCGGTGACTGGCTGGTCGGCGGCTACCTAAGCCCCAAGGCCTGGGACCTCTACAAGCGCGGCAAGATCACCGGTGTCTCGCCCCAGGGCACCGCCACCCGCATCAGACGCAGGAGTAGCGGATGAGCGACGACACCCCCGAGGACGAGTTCACCGAGCTCGTCGACCCGAACATCACGCGCATGGACGCCGTCGGGAAGGCCGCGAACGGGACGACGATCCTGATGGCCAAGAGCGCCGAGGGCGAACCTGCCGGGCTGTTCGACCCGGAGTTCGTGCGGGAGCTGGTGGCCAAGGCGGAGGCCGAACCAGCCGCGCAGACGCCGGACGCCGGCACCGTCACCGTGACGGGCCGCCCGGAGTCCATCGCCGCGGTGATGCGCCAGATGCACCAGGCCGCGGTCATGTCCGCCGAGGTGCAGAAGGCGGCCGCCGAATGGTCCGAGTACGTGGCCTTCGCCAAGGCGAAGTACTCCGCCGACAAGATGCGCGCGCTCGGCGCAAAGGGCCACGCGATGAGCACCGGCGACGGCGAGTACGACTACCCGATCGACGACGCCGAAGACCTCGGGCGCGCGATCCACGCCGTCGGCCGGGGCGGCGCGGACCACGACAAGATCCGGGCGTACATCATCCGGCGGGCCCGCGCGATGGGGATGTCCGACCAGATCCCCGACGGATGGTCGTCGGACGGCAGCCCCAAGCAGGCCGCGATGGCCAAGGCCGACGGCAGCGCATCCGACCCGGGCTCGCCCGCGTGGGAGGCGCAGGACGCGGACACCGCCGACGGCCTCGTGCAGGCGATCCTCGCGCTGCACCCCCGCGTCAAGGCCCTCGCCCAGCGCGAGGGCGCCGAGTACGGCGCCGGCGACATGGGCGACATCGGCGACGTCTACGACCTGCAATCGGCGTGCGACTGGCTGATGCAGGCCGCGAAGACCATCGGCGGCGTGGCCGTCGCAGAGCGCGCCGAAGCAGCGGCCGCATCCGTCGCGAAGGCGGACGCCGCACCCGGGCCCACCCCCCTCCCCGCCGCAGCCGCGGCACCCTCACCCCAGGAGAGCACCGTGTCCGACACCCAGGGCGGCGCGGCCGCCACCACCGAGACCACCGCCGCGGCGACCGACGTCGCCAAGGGCGGGGAGACGCTCACCGAGGCGCAGCTGGCCGAGCTCGGCCGCCAGTTCCTCGCGAAGGCTGCGAAGAAGGCCGCGAAGAAGGCGGCCACCCAGACCACCGGCGCCGCACCGGCGCCGACCGACGCCCGGGTGATCCCGGGCACCGACACCGTCCAGTCGCCCGCCGAGGGTGCTGACGGTGTTGCGAAGGCAGCAGCCCAGGCCGCTGCTACCGCGCTGGCAGAGGTGATGGCGCCTGTGGCGAAGCAGCTCGCTGAGCTGGCCGCGAAGGCGGAAGACCAGCAGGCGCGCGTGGAGAAGGCGATGGCAAAGCCTGACGACCGCAGGTCCCCCATGCTGAACGGCGCCACCGGCATCCCCGGTCTCGCGCCCTCGCACCGCGGCACCGGCTTCCAGGACCGGCCCGAGTTCGAGCCCGTGCTCAAGGCGCTCGCCGCGCTGCCGGACGGCCCCGAGAAGGAGCAGGCGCAGACCGACGTCGCGGTGTACGCGATCGCGGGTCGCCTCGGCCACTCCGTCGAGGACATCCGGGCGGTCGACGACGTGCGAACCCGCTTCAGCAGGTAGGGACCTCCTTTCCACGCAAGCCCCCGCGCCGATGGCCGGGGGCTTTGTCATGCCCGAAAGGCAGGCACCCCATGGATCTCGATCAGATCACATACGAGACGATCAACATCTCGAAGGCGCAGACCGGTGGTATCACCAGCGGCACCGGCATCAAGGGCGTCGACCTCTCCGACCTCATCTCGCTGATCCCCGTCCCGACGGATTTCCGCGATGAACTGCCGCGCACCGGCCCGAACATGGGCTCGGACAAGGCACAGTGGGAGGTCCTGCTCAACGTCAACAACACCCAGCCCAAGCCCAGCGTTGCGTTCGACGCTGCGGGTCCGATCGCGAACATCAGCCAGATCCTCGTGCAGGCGGCGTACGCGCCGATGGCGATGGGCTACACGGTCACCCGTGACGCGATCGCCAAGGCCCGCAACTACGCGAACGCGCAGAGCATCGCCATCTACAACGCGATCAACCAATGGAAGATCGCCGAAGACAAGATGGGCATGGGCGGCCAGGCGTTCCCGCTGGCCAGGCCCGCGGCCCCGACCCTCGGCGACGTCACCACCGGGGGCAGCATCCCGCCGTCAACCACGATGTTCGTCGCCGTGGCGGCGCGCACCGGCTCCGGCTACTACTACTGCAACGGCGACGGCACCGGCGCGGGCAACGGCAACAGCCAGGCCAACACCGCGTCCATCACCACCTCGACCGTCGTCGGCAACACCCACAGCGTCACCGCCTCGACCGCCTCAGTGGTCGGCGCGGTCTGCTACGACTGGTTCCAGTCCCCGACCGGCGCGGGCGGGTCGTACCACTACTACACGACCACCACGATCCCGTCGGTCACCATGACCTCGGTCATCACGGTGAACCAGACCCCGCCGACCGCCACCCTGCCGGACCTGTCCACCACCACGCCCACCATCAACACCGCGGCCGACAACGGGTCAGCGGGCACCGGCGCGGGCATCGAGTCCAACGGCCTCTTGGCGTCGATCACCGGCGACTACGTCGACGGCAGCACGATCGTGCAGCACGGCTCCGGGCTCAACTCCAACGCGACGCTCATCGACGCGGCGGGCAGCCAGTTCACCGTGTCGGGCGGCGGAATCCAGCAGATCGACAACCTGAACAAGCAGTACTACAACACCACCAAGCTGGGTCCGTCGGCGTACATGGTCTCCGCGCAGGAGGCGAACTCCCTCTCGGCGATCGTGCTGAACACGCCGGGTGCGGTGACGTACCTGACGATGGACGACGGCGCGGGCCGTGGCCAGATCGTGGCGGGTGGCAAGGTCGGGTCGTACGTGAACCGGGTCACCGGCAAGCAGACCCCGATCAAGGTCTACCCGAACATGCCCCCGGGGACGCTGATCGCCAAGCGCGACAGCGTGCCGTGGCCGAACTCGGGCGTCACCCGGACGCTGGAGATGCGCTGCCTGGACGACCTCTACAACTACGTGTACGGGTCGGACCGGGCGCACGGCGGTCCCCGCGAGGACGGCGAAGCCCGAGCGGTCGAGACCCTGATCAACCGGGCACCGGTCGTGTTCGGAGTTATCCAAAGTATTCAGGCCACCTGAGCCTGATCTACGCGTGCCGGACCCGGAGCCGTGGGGAAGCGGCCCGGGTCCGGCGCCTCGAGAGGACCCGTCATGCACGTGATCAACCTGGCCGGTGCCAGCAGCGTCAAGAACCCCCGCACCGAGAAGACGCACGAGGCCACTCCGGACGGCGTGTTCACCGACCTGCCGCTGGACTTCGCGCACGAACTGGTGACGAAGCACGCGGCGCACTGGCGCGAGGTGACCGCGCACGCGGCAGCGCTCGACGCCGCGGCCGTCGAGGATCTGCGCAACCCGCACGTGCTGCCGGGCGTCGTCGCCGGGCTGCGCGTGCGCGCCGACGACTTCGAGTCGCGGCTCTCCGCGCTCGAGGCGCATCTGGGCCGTGAGGCTCTCGGCCTGTCGGAGGCAGGCGACGACACGTCGGTCGAGCAGGCCGACACGACTGGCGCCGCGGTCGAGCCGACCACCGAGAAGCCGACGCGTGCTCGCAAGACGACCGCGGCCAAGACCACCACGGCGAAGCGCACCGTCAAGCGGACGCAGTCGAAGCCGAAGACCGAGGCGGCGGCCGACGACCCGGACGGCTCCGTCGAAGACCTCGAGGACGAGACCGGCGAAGAGTCCGAGTCCCCGGCCGAGTGACGATCCTGCTGCCGTACACCCGGCTGCACCCCACCACCGCGCGGCTGGCCAACAAGCACGCGCCGGGCCACAGGCGGGTGCGGCTCGACCCAGCGGACGATTCCGCGTACTGCCGCCTGCTCGCCGAGCACTGGCGCCAGCCCGGCCCGCTGATGGTGATCGAGCACGACATCGGCGTCCACACCGGTGTCGTCGAGGGCCTGATGGCGTGCCCTGAGCCGTGGTGTGGCAACGCGTATCGGATCGGCAGCGAGCTGCTCGTCTGCCTCGGGTGCACGCGGTTCAGTGCCGCGCTCAAGCTCGCCGAGCCGGACCTGATGGACGCGGTCTGCGCCGACGGAACCGGCGGACTACCCGCTGGCGACTGGCGCCGCCTCGACGTGCGGATCCTCGATCACCTGCGGCGGCGCGGCTACAAGCAGCACGCGCACGAGCCGGTGAAGCACTACCACCGCTACCCCAACACCTGACGACTCCCAGGGAGGCGCCGTGCCTCCCACGCCGGTCGTCGCTGCGTACGTCCCGACCTACGCCAACTACACCCCGTACGTCTCCTCGACCGAGGTGTTCAACTGGCCGGTCGGCGCCGACGTCTCGCAGCTCGTCGTCGGCGGCAACACCCCCCAGAACGCCGCTGCGCTCACGGAGATCCTGCTCGAGGCGAGCGGCGAAGCGGACAGCATCGCGAAGAAGGTGCTGGCCTCGACCCTGGACGTGCAGGCCGGCGAGTACCGGGTCCGGCGCGACGGCACCATCTGGGTTCCGGTCGACTACGCGCCGGTGGTCAGCGTCAACAACGTCGCGATCGGATGCGCGGCCGGCCAGCTCACCGCCATGACGGACCTGTCCGGGGTGTGGCCGGGCCGCAAGGTCGTGCGCATCCCCGTGCCGACCTTCCCGGCGGTCAACTTCAACGTCCGCAACACCCCGGCCATCGCGCGCCCCGGCAGCGTGTTCGCTGAGGTCACCTACGTGAACGGGTGGGCGCATACGGTGCTCGCGGCGCAGGCGGGGGTCGGTACCTCGCAGGTGACGCCGGTCAACGTGCTCGGGATCGTCCCGGGCCTGACGCTGACCCTGCGGGACGGCCCGAACACCGAGGTCGTCACTGTCGCGCCGACGTACGTCATGGGCTCGGCCGTGGTGCCGCTCACCGCGCCGCTGGCGAACACCCACGCCGCCGGCGCCACCCTCTCGGCGATGCCGCCCGCAGTGAAGCTCGCCGTCATCAACCTCGCCAAGTGGATCGTCAAGAGCCGCGGGTCGAAGGCGGTCGTCATGGACGCGGTCCAGCCCGGCCCGTCGATGCGGCCGAAGAAGACCCAGACCAGCGACCCCGGCGGCGATCCGGACTACCAGGCCGCGAAGCGCACGCTGATCCGCCTGAAGAGGGCCCGGTGAGCCCGTGAGCATGACCACCATCCGGGCCGCGATCACGACGTACCTGCGGGCCCAGACCATCCCCGGCCTGAACAAGATCTACCAGGCGATGCCCGCCGAGATCGACCCCTCCATCTGGAACCTGGCCGCGAACAACGGCTCCGGCGCGATCGCGTACGTCCACCTGACCGAGTCCTACGAGACGCGCATCGCCACCCCGCGCCTGAACGGCCAGAAGCTGGTGCCCTACCTGGTGGGGATCGTCGTCGAGTTCAAATACGCGGTCCCGGCGGAGAACGCCACCGCCCTGAACGGCGACGAGTGGGTCACGAGCCTGGACATCATCCTCGAGGGCCTCAAGGCGGCCGTGCGGGCGGATCCGCACCTCGGCACGGGCGACCTCGGCGCCGACGTGTTCGAGGCCGGCGAAAGCCAGAAGGACCTCAGCCTGCGCTCCCAGCTGCCCACCCGCGACGAGGACAACGGCGAGATCTGGGTGTGGAGCGTCCTGGAAACGCAGGTCAGCGAGAACATCACCGCCTGACATCGGGCACCTAAAGCCCCTTACTCTCCACCGGTCGCGTACGGGTCTGCGCGGCCGGTGGTCCTTTTCCGTCTCCGAGAGAGGCAGGCAGATGGCCACCACCAAGGCGAGCGCTGCCCAGACCGAGGCGGATCCGCAGTCCGACGCCTCGGCGGCAGCCCAGGCCGAGCAGCCGACCAAGGCGCCACCCGCGGCCGCCGCGCCGTCGGCGCCGACCGTGCCGGACGTTCCCGGGCACAAGCCGGGGGGCGTGTTCGAGTACGTCGACGCGACGCCCTCGACGACCCTCTTCCAGGGCTTCCCGCCGCAGAGCGCCGACTACGGCGACGTCTGCCTGCTGCCGTACGACCCGCAGCTGCCCCGCTGGGAACGCTCGACCCGCGCTGTGAGCCGCCAGCCGGACACCCACCTGGACGAGGTCGAGGCCACCAGCGCCGCCCAGTCCGAGGCGCGCGCCGCAGTCCACGCCGCCGCGCTCCAGGCGCAGCTCGACGCCGCGGCCGCGCAGCCGGCCGACTCCATCACCGACACCAAGACGGGGGTGTGACCGATGGCAGCTCCGGTGCTTTTTCCCACAGATGCCGTATTCAACGGCGTGGCCAAGGAGGGATCGGCGTCCCCTGGCACGCCGGTCGCGATGACGGCGACGGTCCCCTGCGACACGTTCAAGTGGTCGGACAAGTGGGTTCCGATCGACGACAAGGCGCTTCGCGGCGTCATGGGCAACGACTCGTTCGCGGTGCTCCAGGGCTACTGGTACTGCGACGTGCCCACCGCGGGCGGCCCGGTCTACCCGGACACGATCCCGTACCTCATCGGCAACCTGATGGGGGACATCACCACCACCGGCACGGCGGCGCCTTTCCAGCACGTCATCAGCCTGCTGAACCCGACCTCGGGCAACCCGGGCGCGCAGGGCACGACGCACACGTGGACCCAGTACTACGGCCCGACAGCGACCAGCGGCGCGCGGCAGATCCCGTACTTCTGCCTGTCGCAGCTCGTGTTCACCTGGGAAGCGGCCACCGGGCTGCTCATGTGGAGCGGCAAGGGTCAGGGCTGGAAGTCGGTCGCGGCCGGCTCCCGGCCGACCTCCGCGCCCACGGCCATCAAGCCGTACGCGGCGTGGGTGGGCCAGCTGGCCGTCGGCGGCGCGCTGCCCGGCTCGGCGGTGAACAACCTCGAGAAGGCGACCATCACGGTCAACCGTGAGTTGGAGAACGAGCCGGTCGCCAACGGCACGCAGAGCCCGCTCGCGATCGGCCGCGCGGGGTTGTCCTGCACGTTCGACCTGCAATTCATCACGCAGGACGAGACGTACTACACGGACTACATCAACAACGTCGAGCCGCAGCTCCAGGTCCAGTTCACCGCAGGCTCCGCCGGGACGCTGACCCTGGTGCAGATCGACATGCAACAGGCCGCGTTCACCAAGGCCGACCCGGACTACGGCAAGAAGTTCGTGCGGTGGATGATCTCCGGCAAGGGGGTCTTCAACTCGACGAACGTCGGCGCGTCCGGCGGCCTCGCCCCGATCCAGTTCACCGTGAAGAACGCAGTGACTTCGGGCACGTACATCTAGCCACTGATCGAAGGAAGGTCCAGACCCGTGGACACCCAAGACCCGAACGAGACGCCCGAGGACCAGGGGCCGCCCCAGGACCCCAACGCCCCGACGCGGCACACGCTGCCCTCGGGGAAGGTCGTCCAGGTGCGCTCGCACCGCACCATGACTGGCGACGACGGCGACCACGCGATCTGCTCCCAGACCGGCGGCGGCGCCCGCGGCGTCTACGACGTGTACAACAACCTCGCCGCCGCCTTCATCACCGAGATCGAACCCGGCAAAGCGGGCAAGCCGCGCCTGGACGGCACCGTGGAGGCGGTCAAGGCGCAGCGCATCGACGACTACAACCTGCTGCACGGCCTGGTCAAAGAACACTACGCGCTGGCCACCGGCCGCTCGGTCATCCCCGACCTGGATGAGTGGCAGGACCCAAAAGCCCCTACCAGGGACTCGAGCGCGCCAAGGCCCGACTAAGAGGCCGAGTCCCCCTGCTGGACCTGCGCACCGACTGGGACGACGCCGCCGAGTACGGCTGGTTCGCGTTCCGCCTCGGCTGGACCCCCGACCAGGTGGACGCGCTGCCGCTGTGGCTGCGCCGCCGCTACCGCCGCATGGGCGGGGAGTGGGACAAGATGCTGCGCGGGGAGTGAGCCGCCATGGCCGCAGCAGGAGGCGCCGACGCCACGATCGCCGCTCTGCGGGCGTGGGGCGAGCGCACCCGCGCCGCGACGGTCGCCGCCGGCGGCGACGCAGCGAAGATCGTGAAAGAGCGGATCCAGGAGAACCTCGGGCAGCGCGAGTACCCGCCCGCCGCGCCGATCGGCGAACCGCCCGCGAAACGCTCCGGGTTCCTGCAAGACAACGTGTTCATCACGGAGCTCGACTCCCCCTCCGGCATCATGGAGCGGATCTACCCGTCCACGGTGTACGCCCGCATCCACGAGCTGTCCGGGTGGGCCGGGGCCGCGCACCGCTCGTTCATCCCCAAGCGCCCCTACGTCGAACCGGCGCGCGACGCCACCGTCGGCGAGGTCCGCGACACCTTCTACGACCACTGGCGCGGCGCGATGCCCGGGAGGTGACGCGTAATGGCCGAGGGCGAGGAGCTCCCACCGGTAGTCGTGCCCCTCGAGGGCGACGACTCCAACTTCCTGGAGATGCTCGACCGGGACGTGGAGGCGCTCAAGGAGCGCACCGCGCAAATGGGCGACGCCCTGACCGAGGGCCTGTCCGCGGGCGCCGAGGCCGGCGCGGACCGGATGGTCATCACCATCGGCGAGGGCGGCACCCGCGCCGCGGCCGCACTGGAGGAGGCCGCACCCGAGTTCGCCGCCGCCGGCGAGGACCTCGGCACCGCCGCGGCCGACGGGATCGGCGCGGGCCTGAACGGCCGCGTCGCGCAACTGGAGGCCGAGGCCGCAGCCGACGGTGAACGCGTCGGCGCGGCCCTGTCCGAGGGCGCGTCCGCGGCGGCCGACGCCGGGTTCCCGTCGCTGGCCGAGCGGATGCGCGCCGGCATGGACGCGGTGCTCGCACAGTGGGAGTCCGGCGAGGCCGCGTTCAACGACGCGCAGCTCAAGTCCTTCGCGACCCAGTACGAGCAGTACGCCGCCGCAGGCGACGCGATCGCGGCGAGTTCCCTGGCCCGGGTCAAGGCCCTGGCGGGCGACACCGTCGCCGTCGTCGAGGACACCGCGTCCGCGGCGGCGTCCGCGGCGGCGCAGGCCGCGGACACGATCGGCGGCCTGACCCGCGACGAGATCGCCGCGATGGGGGCGCAGTTCGCGGCGCAGGACGCCGCCGCGGCTGCGGAGCGGGACGTCGCCGCGAGCGCGGACGCGGCCGCGCAGGCTGTGCGCGGGGTCATCGCCGCGATCGAGCAGGAGGCCGAGGCCGCTCGCGCCGCAGACGCGGTGTTCACCGAGTCCGCCGCGGCGGCCGCCGCCGTGCGCCAGACGATCGCCGACATCAACCGCGAGTCGGGCACCCAGCAGTTCTCCGCGGGCCCCGGCGAGGCGGTGCTCGGCCAGTGGGCCGGGTCCGACGCCGAGGCACGCGCGAAGGCGGTCAGCGCCGCCCTGAACGACACCTCGACGGCGGCGGGAAACGCCGGCCGCTCGATGGGCCTGATGGCGAACGTCATGTACGGGCCCATGGGGATGGCGCTGTTCACCGTCATGGGTGTGCTGCCGATGCTCTCCCAGTGGCTGGGCAACTCCGGTCAGGCCGCGCAGCAGGCGCAGCAGCAGCTCCAGGCCCTGGGCGGCACGATCGCGCAAGACGGCCTGATGATCGGCGCGAACACCGAGGCGGCGCTCGCGAACCAGATCGCCTATTCGAACCTGTCCGACCTGCTCTCGCACTACGGCGTGTCGCTGACCCAGGCGACCGAGGCCGCGTCCGGGGTGACCGCCGTCCAGGAGTCGGTGAACCAGTCGCTCACGGACCAGACCGGGCAGCTCGAGGCGCAGATCCAGCTGTACACCGAGTTGTACGGGCCCGGCAGCGCCGAGGTTCAGGCGGCCAAGGAGCGCCTGGCCGGGGCGCAGCAGGCGCAGCAGGGCCTCGACGCGATCGCCGCCAGCGCGCAGAAGGCGCTGGAGAAGCAGAACGAAGTCGCGGCCGCGACCCTGGCCACCGAGAAGGCCAGCGGGGTTTTCACGGCCCAGGTGCAGGCGCAGAAGCTGGCGATGGACCAGAACGCCGAGTCCGCCGGCGCGCAGGCCTCCGCGACCCTGGAGTGGCTCTCCCAGGTCACCCCGGGCACCGACCTGTACACCCAGGCGATCTGGGAGCAGCTCACGGCGATGAAGGCGCAGGCGCAGCAGGCGGACATCACCGCGGCGGCGCAGCGCGAATACCTCTTGGCGGTGACTGCGGGCACGAAGCAGTATGCCGCCGCCGTGGGCGACCAGGAGACGGCGCTGGAGATGAACGCGCGCACTGCGGCGATCGCGGGGCAGGCGCAGCTCGCGTACCTCCAGCAGCTCGTGCCGGGCACCCAGCTGTACGCGCAGGCGCTGGGCACGCAGCGCGACTCGCTGATCGCGAACGCAGCCCAGTCGGCGCTCACGACGATCGCGCAGCTCAACCTGGGCAACGCCACCAGCCAGTTCCAGATCCAGCTGACGGGGATCCTGGACGAGTACCAGCAGACGTCGGCGGCCGCGTCGGGGTATACGTCGGTGCTCAACGCGATGAATTCGACGACGAACAACCTGCTGACCAGTGAGGCGCAGTTCACCATCGCGCTCAACCAGGTGTCGACGGCGGTGCAGAGCAACGGCACGTCGCTGGACGTGAACAACGACAAGGGCGCGCAGAACATCGTCACCTTCACCGGGATCGCCAACGCCGCGCAGAAGGCCGCGGAGGGCGTGTACCAGTCGGAGGTGCAGACCAAGGGCGCGACGACCGCGTTCAACGACGCGAACAAGACGCTCGAGGCGGAGAAGCAGGCGTTCATCAACGCGGCCGACAAGGCGGGCTTCAACAAGACGATGGTCAAGGAGTTGGCCGACCAGCTGTATCAGCTGCCGCCGGACGTGAAGGCCACCGTCAACGTCGTGGTGGACACGAAAAAGGCCATAGACGGCATGAACGCGCTGATCTACGGCATCGACTCGTCCACGGCCTACCTCGACGTGCAGACGAACTCCTCCGGCTACCACGCGAACCCGAGCTCCGGCATCAAGTACAACGCCTCCGGCGGCCCGGCGTTCGCGAACATCCCGCAGGTGGTGGGAGACGGCGGCCGGGCGGAGCTGTTCGTGCCGGGCAGCAACGGCTACGTGTTCCCGTCCGTCGACTCGGGCCTGGCCGCGCTGGCCGGCGCCTACGGTGGCGGCGGGGGTCAGGGGATGACCGTCGTTCAGGTGTACCTCGACGGGGAGCCGATGACCCGCGGGGTGCGCTCCACCAGCCGCTACTACGCGAACCGCAACTCCGAGACCGGCTTCAACTGATCCGCACCGGCACGGTGTGACGTCGCGCCGCCGCGCGCCCGACAACCATGGGGGACGCGGTGGCGACGACGCGCATCCCCACCTACCCGGCCGGGATCTTCTACGAGGCGAACTGGAACTCGGGGCCGCTCTCGACCCTGCCGCCACTGTGGACCGACACCACCCCCAAGTGGCTGGGCAAGTGGGACACCAGCCGCGGCACGGACTTCGAGCTGAACCGCAACCAGACCGGGCAGCTCCAGCCGGTCCTGGACAACCGCGCCGGGGATTTCGACCCGGGCAACCCGGCCGGGCAGTGGTCCCCGAACGTCGCCCCCTACAAGGGGCTGCGCATCCGCATGCCGTTCGGGATCAACGAACTGACCGGCGACCAGGCCACCGCCGGGGAGCTGACCGGGTTCGCGCCCGGGCCGGTGCCGCTGCGGATGAACATCGGCTCGGACGCCACGGCGGGGAACCTGACGCTCGCCGCGTCCGGGTCGGCGTTCCAGGGCAGCCAGGTGTACCAGGTGGCCCTCGGCGCGGGCGCCACCGCGGGCGCGGACGTGCTGCGGGTCGTCGCGGTGCCGACGGTGCCGGGGCGCGCCTACAGCTTCCAGGCGCAGGCCCGCATCCCGTCCGGGAACACGACCTCGACGCAGGCTCAGATCCTGTGGTTCAGCCAGGCCGGGGTGCAGGTCGGCTCCGTGTCCGGGACCGCGCAGAATCTCACCTCGGGTTCGGCTACGTGGGTGCAGCTGTCGGCGTCGGGGACGGCCCCGCAGGGCTGCTTCATGGCGTGGCTGGTCGTCCAGATCGCCTCCGGCACCCTCGCGTCGACCACCACCTGGCAGCTCGACGGGCTCCAGTACGAGAATTCGGCCCTGCCGACCACGTGGCAGATGCCGGGCACCGTGTCCGGGAACCTGCTGCCACGCTCGGTCGCGACCGGGACCGCGTCGATCGATCCCGTGGCCGACTCGGTGGCCAACTGGTTCCACCCGGTCGTCGGCACGATCGCTCAGGCCACGAACTTGACGCCGGCGCCGACCGGGCACACCACCGCGGTCGCGTGGACCGCTCCGATCGGCACCACCAGCGCCTCACCGCTGTACGCGGGCGTGACCGGGCCGCTCGCCCCTGACCCGCTCGGCCCGGTCGTCGACAACGTCCAGGTCACCGCGGGGACGCAGTACACGTTCTCGCTGTACCTGATGCGCACCTCGTCCGCGGATGCCACGATCCAGGTCCAGGCCGCGGTCAGGTGGTACACCTCGAGCGGCGGCGTGGTCTCGTCCTCGGCGGGCACCGCAGTCACTGTCGCGGTCGGGTCCTGGATCCGGGCCGCCGTGACGGCGACGGCTCCGGCCGGGGCGGTGTGGAGCCGGCCGCGCTTCTCGATCAGCACGCCCGCATCGACGACCGCGCAGAACACGCTCTACGCGACCGCGCTCCAGTTCGAGCAGGCCGGTGCTGCGTCGACGTGGGCGGATCCGGGGCCGACGTTCTTCGGGTTCTGGGGGTTCTTCGAGCAGCTGCCGCAGGTGTGGCGGCTGTCCGGGACCTGGGGCGAACTGGACGCCGTCGGCGTCGACGCGCTCGCGGGCCTGGCCCAGTTCGACATCGTGGATCCGTTCCTGATGGAGCTCGGGGCGCTGAACCCCAACTTCGTGTTCCCGTTGAACGACCCTCTTGGGTCGTCGCAGTGCGCGGACTTCACCGGCAAACGGCTACCGGCGCCGATCGAGAACAGCCCCTACGGGCTCGGGTCGCTGACGCTCGGCAACGGCATCACCGCGAACACCCCAGGCAGCGCATTCCAGGGGACGCTCGGGCCGATCGCGACCTTCGCGAACAACCCGGCGGGCTCCGGCCAGTCGGTGCAGGAGGCCGAGACCTTCGTCAGCATCCACAAGACGACGGTCAGCCCCGGGCCACCGCCGAACGGCAACTGGACCCGGCTGATCCACTTCCGGTGTTCGACATCGCCGGGCGCGGGTGCGGCCTACGCGTTCTGGGAGTCGCTGCCGCAGACGGCGCTGCTCGCGACGAACCTCTCGTTCTTCGCCATCGGCGTCACCTCCAGCGGTCAGGCGTTCTTCAGCGTGTCCGGGTCGACGGGCACCCAGTGCGAGCTGCTGGGCGCCGGGGCGAACCTGTGTGACGGCAACTGGCACCAGGTGATCATCACCTGTGGCGGGACCGGCACGATCACGATGTACGTCGACGGCGCCGTGGTGTCGCAGAACTTCGGCACCGGCAGCATCACGCTCCCGCTGACCGGCTGCACCTCGGATGTGATCGGCGCGTCGATCCAGATCGGTGCGGGCTACTACCGTTCCGGTGTCGTCGGCGACGTGGCGATCGCCGCTGAGCTTCCGTTCGCCGCCACCGCCGCGCAGATCACGAACCTCTACACCAGTTGGCGCACCGCGTCGTCGGGTGAGTCCACGGGCAGCCGGTTCGCGCGGCTGATGACGTGGATCGGCTACCCGGGCCCGGTCAGCATCGACCCGGGTGTGACGCAGTCGATGGGCCCGGCCACGGACCTGATCGGCGGCACCGCGCTCGACGCCGCGTACACCATCGCCACCACGGAGAACGGCGACGCGTTCGCGAGCAGCGGCGGAGTGGTCACCTTCAAGCAGCGGTCCGCGCTCTACAACGCGCAGCCGCTGTTCGTTTTCGGCGAGGCGCAGGCCAACGGCGAGTGGCCGTACGAGGACGTGCAGCTGCCCACCGATCCGCTGCACACCTACAACGTCTGGAACGTCGCCCAGTGGTCGACGGGCCAGATCGCCATCGCGCAGGACGCGGCGTCGCAGCAGGCGAATTTCCCGCGCACCGCCCCGCCGATGACGGTGAACACCACCTCGTTCGCCGAGGCCCAGTCCGCGGCGGCGTATCAGCTGGGCCGCTTCAAGGTGAACCGGATGCGGTGCAAGGGCCTCCTCCTGAACGCGTCGGGGATCCCGGGCCTGTTCCGGGTCTGCGCGCAACTGGAGAAGGGCACCCGGATCCGGGTGATGAAACGGCCGCCCTGGCGGGCCACGACGGCGCCGATCCAGTTCGACGGGTTCGTCACCAACCTCGCGTGGTCGCTGGACCCCAAGACCGGGGCGGCGCTCCTCACTGTGGAGGCGGCCCCGGCCGACCTGAACAGCTACTGGACCCTGGCGGCCCTGCACACCACGCTCAACGCGCAGGCGGCCAGCGGCCAGAACCAGGCCACCATCAACGCCCTGGCCGACGCCGCGACGAACAAGCTCAACTCGTCGCTGCCGCAGGGGTATCAGCTGGTGTTCGAGCCGGGATCGCCTCGGCAAGAGACCATGACGCTGGCGCCGACCGGGATCCCGTCGACGTCGGTCGGTTACTCGACCGCGGTCCTCACCTTCACCAGCAACTTCGCCTTCACACACCCGGCGAACAGCACGGTGTGCGAGCCGCTACCGCAGGGCTACACAGACCCGACGACCTGGGACGCCAACAGCGTGTTGGGGGCCGCGTCGACCACGGTCCTGGGCGGCGGCGGGTCGGGCACGAACACCGTCACCGTCGGGCCCCTGGCGGACAGCGCCACGAACCCGCTTGGGGCGAACTGGAACGGCGGCGACGTCATCTCGCTGAGCCCCGGGACGCCGAACGCCGAGACCGCGACGATCCTCTCCGTCGCCCCCACGGTGCCCGGATACACGAGCTGTGTCATCACCCTGACCGCGAACCTCGCGCACTCCCACGCAGTCGGCGACACCGTCTGCGATCCGCTCCCGGTCGGCGTCACCTCGCCGTCCGCCGTGGCGGCGACCAGCCGTCTCGCTTATTGATCACAACCGGGGGGACTCATGGCGAACCTTCCGGTGCCCTCACCGAGGACCTTCTCGGTGCAAGAGACCGAAGTCGCGGCGTACATGAACGCGATCCGCGACGCGCTCAACTTCCTGCTGAACAAGCCGATCGCGCAGCTGGTCCAGAACACGATCCAGTCGATCGCGAACAGCACGGTCACCCCCGTCACCTTCGACGGCAGCGTGACGGACTCCTACGGCGGCCACAGCAATGTGACCAACCCGGACCGGTACGTCGCGCAGGTGGCCGGTTGGTACAACATCTCCGGGCCGGCCGCCTTCGCGACAAACGGCACCGGTGTGCGCGTGGCGAGGTTGCGCAAGTCCGGAACGGATGTCGTGTACTTCGACGCCTGGGCGCAGGCCGTGACCGTGGCCGCGACCCCGAGCGCAGTCTGCGCCGAGGGGATCCTGTTCCTGAATGTCGGCGACTACGCGCAGCTCGGCGGCTACCAGACCTCCGGCGGCGCCCTGAACACCATCGTTGCCGGACCCCAGAGCGGCATGTCCGTCCTCTGGGAGCACTCGTAGGAGCGCCAGTGAAAACGCTTCGTCTTCTCGCTGCCGCGCTCCTGATGGTCGTGGGTGTGGCGGGTGCGGCCAGCGCCCGGGGTGTGGTGCCGCCGATGCCTCAGGCCCCGGTGTTCACCACCACCTGGTCGAGTGCGTTGCAGCAGGCGATCCCCGTGTCCGGGTGGTCGGGTCAGACGCTGCGGATGGTGGTGCGCGCTTCGGCTGGCGGCTCGGCGGCGCGGATCCGGCTGGGCGATCCGTTCTCCGGGCAGCCGGCCGTCATCGGGCACGCGTCGATCGCGCAGCAGCTGAACCAGGGCGCTGCGGTCGGTGTCCCGACGGACGTCACCTTCGGGGGCGCCGTGGGCGTGACGCTGAACCCGGGCGCGACCGTGGAGAGCGACGAGGTCCCGTTCAGCGTCGCCGCGGGCACGCGCCTGCTGGTGAGCCTCTACCTATCGCCCGGCCAGGACATCACCTCGGCGCCGGTCCACAATCTGGCGCTGGAGACCGAGTACAACTACGTCGGCGCCGACGTGGTGGACGCGTCCGCGCCGACGATGACGAACTCGTTCGGCTTCGTGGCCTACCTCGAAGCGATCGAGGTGACAGCGCCGCGCGCCGCGACGGTGGCCGTGGTCGGCGACTCCATCACCGACGGGCAGGGCACGGCGCTCGACACCGACACCCGGTGGACGGACTACCTGGCCGCACGCGCCGCGGGGATCGGGATCGCGAACGTCGGGATCTCCACCGACGAGGTCACCACCGACCAGCCGGGCGTGCCGTCGATCGAGACCCGGTGGGCGTCGGACGTGGCCGGCCAGGTCGGCGTGCGCACCGTCGTCGACGAGGGCGGGATCAACGACCTGCGCGACGGCGAGCCGGCCGCGGCGCTGGAATCGGTGCAGGCCTCTCTGGTGGCATCCGCGCACGCTGCTGGCCTGCGGATCGTCCTGACCACGCTCACCCCGTGCGCGGGCGCGTCCCTGTGCGACGCCACGTTCGAGGCCGCGCGGCAGGCCTACAACCTGTGGGTCCGCACCGGCGGATCCGGCGCCGACGGCTACGCGGACTTCGACGCCGCGATCGGCAACGGTGCGGCCATCGCCACCGCGTACGACTGCGGCGACCACATCCACCCCGACCCGGCCGGTGAGCAGCTGCTCGCCGCTGCCGTGAATGTGAGCTCACTGTGACCGCTGGCCACGACCACCAGACTGCCGCGCACACCCAGTCCGAGACCCTGCACATCCTGATGCGGGTGCCGACGCACGACCGGCGTGAGGACGACCCGCACTACCACCTGTTCGAGCAGGCCAAGGCCCGGCTCAAGCGGCAGGGGCTGTGGAAGTGCATCGTCGACGATGACCTGTGCGGCGGCCAGGTCGAGCTGCACCACACCTGGTTGGAGTTCTCCCAGATCAACGAGGCCGACCCGGCGAAGGTCGCCAAGGCGCTCGGGCTGCACTTCGAGTCGGACGAGGACTTCCAGGTGTGGGCCGAGAGCCCCGGGAACCTGGAGCCGCTGTGCAAGAACCACCACACGTCGCACTTCGGTGTGCACATGCTGCCCGGCCCACTGTGGGAGGCGATCCGCTTCCGCAAGAGCGGGACCGAGGCGCCGGCGGAGTTCGTGCCCGCGAAGGACGTCAAGCCGTGAGGCTGCTCGCGCACATCCTCGGCCTCGACAACCTCAGCGGCCCTTGGTACGGGTTCTGGTCGGGCGTCGGCGGCGACCTTTCCATCCTCGCCGCCCCGCTGGTGCTGCTGCGTCGCCACAACTGCCACGTCAAGGGTTGCCCGCGCATCGGGCGCCACCCGGTCGCCGGCACTGCATTCGTGGTCTGTCGGCGCCACCATCCCGACAGCCATCCGACGGCCGCGGACGTGCGGGCGGGTGCCGGATGAAGGTGAAGTGGCTTGAGGCGCCGGAGCGCCACGACTACCGGGCGGCCGAGGAGTACCTGCGGCTGCTGATGGTGCCGAGCGAGGCCAAGGAGATCGCGGGGCTGCTGCGCGACGCCGACACTGCGGCCCGTTTCAAGGCGAAGGACATCGTGCGGGCCAGCGGCCTGCCGATCCTGCCGGCGTCGAATCGGCATGTGCGCGGCGACGTCGCGAAGATCAAGGCGGGTAAGCGGCTCTCGCCGATCCTGCTGGTGCGTCCGCTCGCCCCGGGCTCGCCGCTGGTGATCGCGGACGGCTACCGCCGGGTCTGTGCTGCCTATCTGCTGGGCGAGGACATCCCGATCCCCTGCCGGATCGTCGGCGCGCCGGGTGCGTGGCGGGTGTCGCGGTGACCGAGCCGGACGCGATCGTCACCGCAAGCGCGATCACCGCCGTCTCGTCGCTGGTCAGCGTGCTGATCGCGATCGTGCCCCAGACGCGGCGCATCAACCGGGACCACCGGGCGGCGCTGGCCGACCAGACCGACGAGCTCAAGCAGCACATTGAGGGAGGCGCGCCGAGTGACGACGATCGCTTATCCGGACGTCAGTAACTACGAGGGGAACATGCTCCTCGAGGCGGCCACGGTCGCTGTCTGTGCGAAGGTCACTGAGGGCACGACGTACACCGATCCGTTCTTCGCGCACTACAGGGCGGAGGCCAAGAGGGTCGGCGCGGTCTTCTTCGGCTACCACTTCTTGCACGCGGGCGGCGCCGCGGCGCAGGCACGGCACTGCTTCTCCGTCGTCGGCCCCGGCGTCAACGTGATGATCGACCACGAGTCGACGACGGGCAGTAATCCCACCGTGCAGGACGCTGTCGATTTCGCGACCGAGTTCCGGGCGCTCGGCGGCCTGTGCACCCTGGACTACCTGCCGCACTGGTACTGGACGCAGATCGGCTCCCCGTCGCTCGCCCCGTTCGCCGCGGCCGGCCTGTCGCTGGTCTCCAGCGACTACACCGGATACAGCGACACCGGGCCGGGATGGGCGTCGTACGGCGGCGTGGCCCCGGTGATTTGGCAGTGGACGGACGCCCTGGCGTATTCGAACCAGGCCGTCGACTTCAACGCGTTCCGCGGCACGGTGGATCAGCTGCGGGCGCTTCTCGGCTACACCGCGCCGCCCGTGGCGCCTGTTCCCCTGGAGAGCGACATGCCGCACCTGATCAGCGTCACCCCGGACCCGACGAACCCCACCAGCGGGAACGCGGGCATCTTCTTCGTCGACGGCGGCCGCGTCTCGCACGTGGCCACCGAGGGGTATGCGGAGCTGCTCGAGGCGAAGTACGGGGCGCCGCTGACGGCCGCCCCGGCCGACTATGCGGAGCTGCTGGCGTCGATGGCGACGACCTCGGTGAGCGTGGACGCGGCTGCGCTGGGCGCGGCGATCGCGGCCGGGATCAAGCTGCCGTCGACGCTGACCCTGAGCGGCACGGGGAAGCTGAGCTGAGCTGACCCGTCTGTCTGCCGCCTGGGTCCATAGAAAGAGGGGGCGTGGTGGCGAATGGTCCGGTCCGGCGTCGGGAATACGAGGCTGACGGCGAGGCGGCGGACCGCCGGTTCGTGGCGCTCGAGCAACGTGTCGGGCGCCTGGAGCGGCAACGCAAGGCCGACATGCAGGCGCTGCAACGCGGTGAGGAGCGGCGGCGATGGACACGCGCGGACTTGATCGCGGTAATAGCGGCGGCGGCACTGCTGGGGACGCTGGCGCTCCAGGCGGTGGGACGTTGACGGTGGTCGCCCGGCCGCCGCGCTCGCTGGTGGCTGCCTGGTGGGCGATCGGCACGGGGCTGGCCCTGGTCGTGTGGTATCAGGCCGCGCACCCGGTGCAGCACGGCGCGGCTCCGGGCGTGGCGGCTCCGCGGCCGTCGGTGCCCGGGGTGACTCTGCCTGGACCGCAGTCGAGTGCGCCGCAGGCCTCTGGCTCGGGCTCGCCGTCCGCTCCTGCGGCAGTCCCGGCGCGGGCTGAACGGTCCGGTGCGGCGCCGTCGTCACCGACCCCTGGGACGCCTACAGGGACGGCGACATCGCGGCCGACACCCACACCCACACATACACCGACCGTCCCGGGTCCGGTGCTCGCCGCTTCGGCCGCCGTGGTAGTGCCGGTGCGCGCGAGTAGCCCGGCGGTGCGCGCGGTGCTCGTTGTCCCGGGCGCTCCGCCGTGGTGGCCGCCCATCACTCTCGTCGACCTGACGCTCCCGCACTGACTGCGCACGACAACGCCCCCACCCTCGAGGTGGGGGCGTTTCGTCATGCCCGGGGTTAGCCTTATCGAACCCAGGCGTGAACCTTCTCCCCGCCGAGCAGCGGCGCTCCCTCGGGCCCCTTGACGTGCGGCGCGATCCAGACCGGACGGTGGACCTGGCGCGCCGGGTACCACTGCTGCCGCCAGTGGCCGCGCACTATCCACTGGTGGTGGTATTCGCGGCCGGACGGGTCCGTGTCCGCGTCGCGAGTCGGGCGCCGCAGTTCGATGACACGGACGACGGCTGCTTCATGGCCAGCGCGCCGAAGCCGCTTGCGCGCGTGACGTTCCGGAATCGCCTCACTGATCTCTGCAAGTGGCTGCTGCATGAGAAGCCACGCCGATCGGAGAGTTCTTATCGGCAGGTTGAGTTGTGCCGCGTGCTCGTTCTCATTTTCCGCTTTCCATCCGCTGTAAAGGCATCTCCCGGGTATCGTGGTGATCCGAGGCTCGACAGATCTTAGAGTCTCTACTTCACCAGTATCTGACACACCTGCCGCAAGAGAATCACTGAGCCTGCGGTCCCTGTCTGTATAGAAATAGAACACTAGGCCTCGTGGATGGCAAATCCACAGAACTGCGGTGATCTCGTAGTCGACCTGCGGCTCTGGCGGCGTTCCGTGTGGTATCAAGAGTGGTGAATCTTCGAAGAAGATCCATCCAACTGGACTGGGGAGATCATCAATATTCAGGCCGAACCGGGGAAGAGTGGGCGCTGCGGCTGCGGCCAGGGCCCCCATCTCGCGCGATACGAAAAAGAGCTCAGCGTGACGCAGGAAAACGCCCTCGACTTCGAACTTTTTATCATCGGTCCATTTTGGATCAGCGAATGGAGGGCAGTAGCCGATTTCGCGACAGGCCTCGATGTAGACGTCGCTCGCGACAAAGTCCGCTGTGGCCGCGCGCAGTTCCGGCAGTTCGCGGGGGGAGATTCTCATATGGCGGCGTCCCGCCGGATCCGCACGTTCGGCGACGGCTCGAGCGTTGGCCGCTCGGGCAGTTGGGCCAGTTCCCACAGCCGGTCGGACCACTCTTGCGAGAGGGTGGGCGGCTCCCGGTCGCCGTAGAGCATGAAGGTCGCCGAGGCCTCCGTCCAGAAGTCGGCGACGATGCGCTCGTACGGCGTCAGCTTCGCGCGGGCGCGCCGGATCATCCGGTCCAGCTCGCCCGTCACGTGGCTGAGCGTGTGCGTGGGAGGCACGGGCACCCTGGGCGTACCGCAGCCACAGGGGCAGTCGGTGACGGTCCCGGAGTCGAAGAGGTCGAAGGTGTGGGTGTACGGCGGCTCTGTCATCGTCCCCACTCGCTCAATCGCTCACCCTCCACGTCGGCCCCAGCCGTGATTAGTTGGACCGCAGCCAGCATGCGCTCGAGAGTCGCCTTGAATGCATCCGGATCTTCATCGTTCGCGCCTCCGGGCCACGTGAGGATTGCCAGGTGCGGGCCTTTGTGCCCCTCAAGCAGGCAGCACTCGACGCCTGATTCTGCGGGCTCGCGGCAGATCATGATGTATCGCTCAGCCATCACCGGAGTCCCGCCAGGACAATGAGCGGCAACTCTGCCCACCGGGCAGCAATCTCTACGAGATGCTGGCGTTGTCGGTCCGTGTCGATGTCAGTGCGCCAATGGAGGTACGGGATGCCAAGAACGCCGGCGCGGATCCATTTGTCGATGGTCTCCGTCGTTCTGGGCGCGTAGGAACTCACTAGGACGCCCGTAACCGCATGCCGTCCGACGACCCATAGGTGCATATTGGTACTCCTGTTCGGGCTGACCCGGCCGAAGGGTTCGATCTCGTCAGGCCGCACGCAGTCAAGTTGCTCGTAGACGGACATGGTGATCTGCCTAGAGCCCACGACGAGGGTCCGCACCTCGGCGGTGAGCACCTGCACGTGCGCCTCTGTGCGGGTCGAATCAGGCACTGCCGATCTCCTTCGCCCGCTGCACGACCTCGCCGACCACGACACGCGACGACGGGTCGCTGCCGTACTCCTCGACCAGGCGCGGCAGTTCCCATCGCGGCTGGAAGTCGTCCTCCCATGCGTACGGTGCGGCGAGCAGCAGCAGCACCACGTCCGGCAAGTCTCCGAGGACGGCGGCCTCCTCCGGGCTCTTGTTCGTGACCGCAGCGATCAGGTACCGCTTTGCGGCGCACTCGACCAGGACGCGGCGGGGGTCGTGCTCGGCCATGTGCTCGGCTACGTCGCGGTCGTAGACGATGACCTGGTCGACGTCGGCTTCGAGGTCGTCGCCGTTGAGGTCGAGCAGGCCGGTTGAGGGGCACCACCAGTGGGCGCCGTTGCGTTCGCTCGCACCGCGTGCCAGGGCTTCCTCCGCGCGGATCTGGTGGTTCACGAACGCGAGCAGCTCCTCGTCAAGCACCGTTCACCTCGATCCCGAGGGCCTTGGCGATCGCGACGACGTCTTCGCACGGCCATGCCGCGCGGCCCCGGGCCTCCGTGGGGCAGCCGCGACAGACCAGGGTGGGGGCGTATCGTCCGGCCGCCTCCGCGATGGACAGGTCGTCGGAGGGGGCGTGTCTGTCGAGTACGGCGAGCAGCGCCGCGCGAAGCGTGACGTCCTGCTCGTAGTCGATGGCCCCACGGATCGCGGCGTCGAGGCCGGCCGGTGCCACCCTGAACGGGTCGGCGGGCGGCAAGTCGTAGCTGATGCGGTACTGCCTCACGGTGTCGTACACGGCGTTGAAGCCCGGCCGCGGGGCGCGCGGCTTGCCCGCCGGCGCCATCGCCACCTCGACCGCGGTCACCCTGCACGGCGTCATCGGGCCGCCGTTGATGCTGACCCGGTCCGGGAACGCCCGGTCGTCGACCAGCTCAGACATCGGACTCTCCCGCGAGGTACAGCGCGTCGTATTGCGCCCAGAACTCCTTCGGTTTGTGCGGCACCTTCAGCTTCCCGGTCGTGATGAGCATGGCCACTTCCGCGATCTGCTGCCCCCACGACGGGGCGACCTCGGCGCCCCCGTTCGGCCCGCGCCGCCAGGTGATTTCGAGGCTGGCGATGGGGCCGTCTGTCCAGCCGAGCAGGTGGATCTCGTCCGGACCGCTCACGCCGCCTCGGTCGCTGCTGCCTCCGCCAGCGCCTTGGCCGCCTTCGCCGCTTCCTCCCGGCGTCTCTCCATCCATTCCTCGACTCCCTTCTTGTATTCGTACGCTGTCATCACATGTCCGCAGGTGCGGTTCCTGCACACCACGGCGTCATCGCCCCCGTAGAGGCTGAGGGTCAGCAGGCCGCAGCCCTTCCCCGGGCACGGCAGCGGCAGATCGGTCCGCATCCGGTCCCAGGGGGCGAGCCCGTACGCCTCGCGCCGTAGCTGCCCGAGCTGCTCGAGGAACTCGCCCGCCCACGGCTGGTCGGACACCCAGGGCAGGCGGGCGCGCAGCCACACGCCGATCGCGGGCAACGTGTCGTCGGCCGGGCCGGCCAGGGGTGGGAAGTGTTCGCGGGCGATGTATCCGGCCCATTCGGCGAGCTTCTTGTGGATGAGGGTGCGTGCGTCGCTGAACTCGACCCGGTACGGGGGGCGGGATTCGCCCGGTCGCCGGGTCACGGCGCCGTTGAGTCCGGCGCTGCCCGGACCCATGTTGCCGCCGAGCCAGTCGTGCGCGCCCAGGACGGTGGCCAGCTCGATCCGGAGGCGTACGAAGCAGCCGCCGCAGGTGTGGCTGCGGTCTTTGCGCGGCCGGGTGTCGCAGACGACGCACAGCGTGTCGCTCATCGGTGCCGCCTCCCCTCACAGATAGAAGCCGGGCGCGGGCGCCTCGGGGTGGTCGAGCTGGGTGTCGCGGGTTTCGGTGGTGCGTTCGGAGAGGAGCCGGTCGTCGCGGTCGTACTCGCGGCTGACCGTGACCCACCGGACAACCGGGCCCGGTGGGTCGGTGGACTTGGGCGGCTCGGCGTTGTCAGCCAACCCAGTACCTCGCCTTGAAGAACCGCTCTTCGAGGAACGACAGGTCCAGTTCGCCCCGGCCGTCGAGCGAGAAGTGGGTGAGCACGTACCGCTTGCCGTCGATCGTGTAGACCTGGTGCGGGCGCGGGTGGCCGAAGTCGCCGGTCACCTTGATGCGTCTGAATCGTCTGGGCAGTCTCGGCTTCTTCACTCCGGAGTCCTTTCGTCCACGGCGAGCAGGCAGCCGCACGGCAGTGCGGTGAGGGTCTTGTCCTGGAGCGACATGGACGCCACCACCTCGGTCTTGCCGAACATCACGTCGCCGAACGCCACGCGGCAGTCGACCCGGACCTGCGCCACCTTGTTCGAGCAGTGGGGACAGCTCGGCGCCGGGTCGAGGGTGAAGGTCGCGACCTCGCGCGGGATGGCGGGCGGCCTAGCCATCGGCCGCCGCCTCGCCTACGACCACCGCGACGTCGGCCATCGCGGCGAGGACCACCACCTTGACGCCGGGGAACTCGCTCTCCAGGTACTCGTGGATCTCGTCTATGGTCGGGCGGTCGAAGAACCCGGTCCCTGGCGTGGGCCGTACGAGCAGCGTGTCCCCGGCCTTCACCGCGACGCGGGCCAGGTCGACGACCTCGAGCGTGCGCGCTTTCTCGATCAGCGCGCGCAGGTCGCTGGCGCGCAGTGTGGCGTCGCCGACGGTGTCGATCGCGAACTTCGCGAGCATGCGCTCGCGCATCTCGGCGTCGAGGTCGGGGTCGGCTGCGAGTTTCGGCCCGATGTCGTTTCGCACGTCCTCGTATGCTGCGTTGAGGTAAGCCTCGACGCGCTCCAGGGGCGTCGTAGTCGTATCGGTCATCAGCCCTCAGCCCCGCCATCCGCCTTCGGCTCGCACCCGGCGCCGGGGCAGGTGCGCTGGTTGCCGTCTTCGCCGACCGGGTGGAATCCGATCCGGCCGTCATCCTCGAGGTAGACCCACTGCGAGCAGTCGGGGCACTGGCCGGTCTGGCTGGCGCGGTCGGCCAGCTCGGCCAGTTCGTTCTTGTCGGGGAATTCCGCTTCGAGGTCGGCGATGGCGGCAGCCTGAACCGCCGGGTCGGTCGGCGCGAGGTTCACGGCGTCGACGTCCGCCTCTTCGACGTCGACCGGCGGCCATGTCTCGCCGGGGTGGTGCTGCCACACATGGCCGCGCATCAACAGCTCCGCGTGGCTGTGTGTGGCGCTGACGATCGTCTTCCCGCACGGAACCCCGGTCAGGTAGGTGAACGGGCAGGTGACCTCCACGCCGTGGGCGGAGCCGGTGTACAGCTGGGCGCCGAGCAGCAGGGTCAGCATGGGAACGCGCATCGCGGCGTCCACCTTCTGGTCGTCGGGCTGGTCGCGCAGGTTGATCGCGGCGAGCTGTCCGACGACCATCAGTGCGGCGCCGGCCGTGACGTCGTCGAGGTGGCCGCACAGGCGCTGGAACTCGGCGTGGAGGCTGGTGAGCGCGGGCTCGAGTTCGGCGATGACGGGGTCTCCGCCCTGGCGTTTGCTGGTGGCGTCGGCGGCGAGCTGGTCGAGGGCGGAGGTCATGCTGGTGGCGTTGGGCTCGGGCTTGCGGCGGGGGATGTTGTTGCGGTCCGCCTTGTGGCCGGACATCAGGGGGTGGCTCCGTTCGGGTTAGAAGGTGATCAGCAGTGCGGCGGCGACGCTGAGGATGAGCGCCATCGCGACGATGAGGACAAGGTCTTCGCGCGGGACCGGGTTGGGCATCCACGACGGCCGGCGCCAGGGCCACGCGCGACTCTTCGACTCCGGCCAGCTCAAGACGGGCGGCACGATGACCGGTACGCCGTAGACCGGCTCGGGCGGCGACAGCTTCACCTCCGGTGCCCAGCCCAGTAGGCGCGGGTTGAAGTGCGCGTCGGTGAAGCTGAGGGCTTCGGCCAGGTTGTCGGGCCTGCGTGGCGTGGTCTCGTCGCCGACCGGTCCGAGTGGCGGGTAGCCCATGGCGGCGCGGGCCTGGTTGATCGTGATGTCGCCCTCGGCGAGCTTGTGCGCGATCTCCTCTGCGTCCAGCCTCGGCAGCTCCGGCAGGCCGAGGTCGGCGCGGAGTTCCGCGGGGCTGACGATGCCGGCGTGCCACCCCCAGTTGAGGATGCGTGTCCAGCGCGCCTGGACGTGGCGCTTGGTCACCTCGAGCGAGCGGGAGGTGTGAGCGCGCATCCTCTTGAGGCGCCGCCCGGCTCGCGTCGGGCGCTGCTCCGGGCTGGGCGGCAGCATCACGAGGCGATGCGTCTGCGGTCCGGCGAGCGCCTCGGCCCATGCGGCTTCGAACTCGGCGCGCAACTTCTCGGCGTTCGGCACTCCGACGGCGCGCTTGCGCATCCGGGCGTACCGGTCGGTGACCGGCGGCCAGGTGCGGCTGAGGTTACGCACCGGACGTCCTGCGCGCGCAGGCGAGGCACAGAAGTTCGACACCACCGCCGTCCCCGACGGCTTCGACGATGGCGGTATCGCCGCAGGCGCATTGCCCTTGGGCGGCGCGGGCCTCGGTTGCCGGAACCTTTGCGGCGGCGTGGGTGTCCGGCTGTGGGGCGCCGGCGGGACGCCACGTGTCGCCGTCGATCGCCGCGAGCACGGAACACAGGCCGTTCGCCATCGCGGCCCAGGCGGGATCCTGCGGCCAGCCGTCCTGTTCGATGGCGTAGCGGCGCCACTCGTCGGCGGCCGCGCGGGCTCTGGCCAGGGTGCTGCGGCGGTCGCCGAGGTCCTGCGTCAGCTGCCGCACCTTCGCCTCGGCCACGCGGCCCCAGCGCTGGATGATGTCGATGTCGCAGGTGGTCAGGGCGTGGGGGCCGCGTGCTTCGATCCAGCCCTCGTCGACGACGCCGAGCAGCTGATGGTCGGTGCGGCGCACGTCAAGGTATGCGGTCAGGCGCTGGTCGGCGTGGGCGGCCTGCCAGGGTGCGGGCGGCTCGGGAATGGCCGCGGTCTTGGTCGGCGGCTCGGGCGGTGTGGGCTCGGTCTCGGCGGCGGCAGTGTCGGCGGTCATAGTCCCGTCCTGATGTATTCGGAGAATTCGCGGGCGGTGGCGATGACCTCCGCAGGGGTGACGGCGTCCGCTTCCGGGTCGCCGTCGGTGTCGGCGTAGAACTTCACGGCGAGGTCGAGGCCTGCGCGGCGCACGTACT